TGATTACATCTAACCCGATGACGGGCAAGGAAACCTATCTGAACCAAAATTCAGATGGGTCAACTTTTATTGAGAACACGCAGCGTTTTGATGGTCTGCTGAAGCTGAACAAGCAGATGAATGACGATTGGCGGCCCGGAAATATGCTCGGAACGCAGCGTCATATGCAGCACATAGCAGAAATCCCCAATGTAGTGTATGCTCATCTTATCGAAAAGTTTGGCAAGCCAAGCGAAAACCCAAAGGCGTGGAAGCAGTGGCTAAACGACAACGAGAACCGAGCATTTAGAACTGGTGGTGGCGTGGTATGAGCATTAGCACCTATGCCGAGTTAAAAACGGCGATTGCAAACTTTCTGGCGCGGGATGACTTGACCGACCAGATACCGAACTTTATCCAGCTGGCCGAGGCGAGAATGTCCCGCGAGTTGGAAACACGCGAGCAGGAAAAGCGTAGCACAGCAACGCTCACTGCGGGCGATGAGTATATTGCACTGCCGACAGACTTGCGCGAGGTGCGTGAGGTGAAGCTGAACACTAACCCGGTGAAGGTGCTGTCCTATCACAGCCCGACCAGCTTGGATTCCTCTTATGGCTCAAGCGGCCAAGGCAAGCCGGAAGGCTTCAGCATTGTTGGCCGGGAGATGAAACTGCGGCCTGTCCCAGATTCAGCTTACACTGCTGAGATTATCTATATTGGCAGTCTAAATGCTATCTCCGACATCAGCACCCCAACGCTGTTCACTCGGTCGCCTGATTTGTATCTATATGGAGCTTTAGCGGAGGCGTATTCGTATCTGCTAGATGAGGGCCGCGCAGCGCAGTATGACGCTAAGTTCACACGCGGTTTGGAGGAAGTAAGGGTTGATGAAGAGAGGAGCCATTACGGCACTGGTTCCTTGCAAATCAAATCTATTTATTCACGGCAAAACTCAGCAGCGGAGAGTTAAACAATGTCAGCAATGTCCGACTACCTTGAGAATGAGATTCTCGACCACATCCTAGCTACAGGCTCATACACCGCGCCAACTGCGGTATATGTTGGTCTGTCCACCGCATCTTTCGCAGATGATAACTCCGGCACAGAACTGTCCGGCAGCGGTTATGCCCGCGTTGCAGCAACCTTTAGTGCAGCAGCTTCCGGCACAGCCAGCAACTCGGCAGCCATTGAGTTTTCGGCAGCTACGGGCAGCTGGGGAACTGTGAGCCATTTCGGTATCTTTGATGCAAGCACCGCTGGCAATCTGCTAATCCACGGCGCATTTACGGCATCTAAGGTTATCGCGTCCGGCGACATTCTGAAGATTAACACTGGCGACCTAGACATCTCAGCCGACTAAGGTGCGGTATGGCTACGCTGGAGCAACTAGATAATTGGGGCAGTATGGATGCCCTAGACAGCTACGGAACGCTGGAGCAGCTGGATAACCTGACGCTTCACGAGGCCGTTGCCGCTGTATCTGTTGCTGCCACTATTAGCTCTGTTTTTAACAGAATCAGAGGATTTGTTGCTGCTGTCACTGGTGCTGCTTCCGTTTCCGCTACGGCTGCATTTATAGCCCGGATGATTGCCGCTGTTTCTGTGGCAATAACTCAGTCAACATCCATCAAGAGGATACAGCACTTTGAGGCTTCAGCTGCGGTTGCCTCAACTGTTTCCGCTATAGCTACTTTAGTAGCCAGTGGCGTGGCCAGTGTTGCGTCAGCTATAACAGCCGCAGGAGCCATAGTAGCTACTTTTGTCATGTCGGGCGCATCTTTGTTGCTGTTGTCGCAGTCCACCCGCATCAAGATTATCGGCGAGGATTGGTCAACTGTGGAGGATGAGGGCGAGACTTGGACAGATGCAGCTGTAGGCTCCGAGACTTGGACGGACGCCACTGTTGGCGATGAAAGGTGGAACACGCAATGATTCAGTTTGGCGAGTGGCTGCCTGACCAGCCTGACATCTCAAACCCCGGCGTTACAGTTGCCACCAATGTCATCCCGGCAGCCGCTGGGTATCGTTCTATGAAAAGTTTTGTGGAATACAGCAACGCGGCCAGTGACACTATCAAGGGCATATTTGCCGCCAAGGATGCAAGCGACAATGTAAAGCTGTTTGCTGGCGATGCCACAAACTTATATTTGCATAACTCCGGCACAAACAACTTGGACGACATTTCTGCAAGCACTTACTCGCTCTCAGACAGCGAGAAATGGCGGTTTATTCAGTTCGGCGAGTATGTCATTGCCGCTGGCGGTATCGGCGAGGAGTTGCAGTCCTTCCAGCTGGGAACGAGCAGCACCTTCTCAGTGCTGACAACGGACGCACCGAAGGCGGATTATGTCGCCGCAGTGCGCGATTTTGTGTGGGTGGCCAACATTGATGAAGGTTCTGGCCGCAAGCCGTTCCGCTGCTACTGGTCAGGCTTCAACGACATTACCAGTTGGACAGCCGGGACGGAGCAGTCCGACTTTCAGGACTTGCCGGATAGCGGTAGCATCACCGGGCTAGTCGGAGGTGAATATGCCACCATTCTGGCCGAGAGAGCAATTTACCGGGCAACATATACTGGCCCGCCTCTTATTTGGCAGTTCGACAAAGTTGAGAGCCAGAAAGGGTGCAAGTTCCCCGGCTCCGTGTGCAACATAGGCTCTATGGTGTTCTACCTGTCAGATGACGGCTTCTATGCGTTCAACGGCCAAAGTTCTACGCCTATTGGCTCGGAGAAGGTCAACAACTTCTTTGCAAAGGATTTTGACAGTAACTATGGCAATCGAATGACTAGCTCCGTTGACCCTATCAATGAGGTCGCAATGTGGAGCTACACGAGCGTTGATTCGCCCTCCGGTCAGCCAGATAAGATTTTGATATATAACTATGTGCTGAACCGCTGGTCACTGGCAGAGGTTGAGGCTGACTTGCTGGCCCCGATGTTCACAGCTGGTTACACGGTGGACAGCCTCGACAACATTGCCGCCTATGTGGATGACCTTAATCAGTCCCTTGATAGCCCGTTCTACAAGGGCGGCCAGTATATTTTTGGTGGCGCATACGGCGCGAACATCTACACATTCACGGGCGCAAACCTGACAGGCACGATAGAGACCTCTGAGGCTCCTCTGAGCGCGGGAAAGCACTCTATAGTCACTAGGGTGTATCCATACTACGAAGGTGGCTCTGTGAGCTTAGAAATAGGCACTAGGAACAATCAGGCTGACACGCACAGCTATGGCACTGCCGCCAGCCCAAACACTGACGGGTTTGCCCCGTTCCGGGTGCAGGGCCGCTATCACCGGGCCAAGATGACTATATCTGGTGCTTGGGACAAGGCTTTGGGCATAGATGTTGAGACGCGGGAGATTGGGCGCAGATGACTGTTGAGCAGCGGCAAACCAACTTCCGGGTATTGAACCCGATTACGGCTACAACCCGCGAGATTGCCGAGGTGTTAAACCGCACGATTAACGGCGGCCTCAACAGCGTTGGTTATGTTACGCTTCCTAGCAATGTAACTGAAACCACTGTGAGCGATGAACGCTATAATGTGGAGACGCTAGTATTTTTCACCCCGGTCGGCCACGACCCTTGGCATCACAATCCCTATGTCAAGGACACCAGCACTAACGGCACTATGATAATTGGACACGATAATTCAGGACATGAAGCAACATTCGCATACCTCCTTATTGGATAGCTTTGAGCATTTGGCGCACCACATTGAGGCCGCGCTGGAGTATTCGGGCGGCAGTCACACGCTGTTGGATGTTCTGGATGCTATCAAGGAAAACCGGGCGCAGTTTTTTCCACTGCGAAACTCTGTTATAGTGACGGAAATAGTGGATTACCCTCAGCGGTCGGTGTGCCGCATTTGGCTCGCGGGCGGCGATATGGACGAACTGCTGGAAGCCGAGAAGATGATAGCAAGATGGGCCAAGAAACTTGGCTGCACAGGAATGGAAATCATAGGACGCAAGGGCTGGGAAAGGCAGATGAAGGACTACAAGCCAGCCAGCGTAGTTTTAGTAAAGGATATTAGTGATGAGTAAAGGCGGCGGCAGAACTCGGACGATTACGCAGACCTCAGCGGCTCCAGCGTATGCACAGCCATATCTGGAGTATGGCTTGTCACAAGCAAAGCAGCTGTATGAATCACCCACCCCGGAATATTACCCGGAAAGCACTGTAGTCGGCTTTAGCCCGCAGACACAGGCCGCACTTGCTGGCCTTGAGTCTTACGCACAGGGGCCGCAGCCTATTGTGGAGGCTACTCAGCAGGCCGTGATGCAGAACCTGATGGGAACCAACCCGTTACAAGCAGCTGCCTTCCGCCCGGTAGTTGAGCGTGTCCAATCAGAAGCTGCAAAGGCTGGCCGTTATGGTTCCGGCTACCAGCAAGCGGCTCTGGCGCAGGCATTGGCTCCGGCAGCGTTGCAGGCACAGCAAGCTGCTATCCAGCAAGCTCCGGCAGCGTTTGAGTTTGGTTTGGCCCCGTCACAGTTGTTGGCCAAGGTTGGCGCGGCTCAGGAAGCGCAAGAACAAGCGCAACTGCAAGCAGATATTGACCGCTTCATGTTTGAGCAGCAGCGGCCACAGCAGAAGCTGGCCGAGTATATGGCAAGTGTGGCTGGCGGCACTGTTGGAGAGCGTCAGATTACGCCTCAGTATAGAAACATTGGTGCAGGGCTTTTGGGTGGTGCTATCGGCGGTGGCCAGCTGGCAAGCCTGTCAGGTGGGGCGATTAATCCGGCAATAGGCATTGGCCTCGGCGCATTATCTAGCCTTTTTAGGTAGGAGTTACTTATGGCTAACGGCATTTTCGATATGTTTGGCACAGACTTTGATGACCCGCGCACTCAAGGGCTGCTGGGCCTCAGCTTGGGTTTGCTAGAAGCTGGTGGCTATCAAGATAGGCCGACTACGCTTGGTCAGGCTTTGGCCCGTGGTGGTCAGGTAGGTATGAAGTATCGGCAGGCTGCTTTAGAGGCTCAGGAGCAAAAGAAGGTTCGTGAGCAGCAGCGGGCGTATCGTGAGCTTCAGGCAAAGCAGCTCCAGCAGCAGATGGCTCAGTCACGAGCAGAGGCAGCTCGCCGCACTCAAATGCAACAAGCGGCCACATCTATGATTACTGGCGGTCGTCCTATTGATTCAAGAGAGGTTGCCCAAGACCCAGAGACTCAACGCCGTCTTGCCTTGGCTCAAGCCTTGCCTCAAGCGTTCATGGAAAAACAGCTGGCCAGAGAATTTGCCGCGCCTCCTCAGCCAAGTATGCCTACTCT